ATTCCGCGAAGTCAAGAACGACCTGACAGGGGCTACAGAGTACTTGCTCGAGGCTACTGGCGCGTCAAGCCTGCCGTATATCCCCGTCTCAGTGATCTATGCTCGAAAGACTGGCACACTGACCAGCACCCCGCTATTGCTTGATCTGGCCTTAATCAATCTCGCGCATTACCAGAAATACTCAGACTACTCAACGTATCTGCATATCAGTAGTCGTCCGATCCTATGGTTTCGTGGACGCGATATCAGCAAGGGAGTTGAGGCCATCGGCCCGTACACGTTCTTTGACGTTGACGGCACCAACGGCAACGTCGGATTCGCAGAGACCAGCGGCGCGGCACTTGGCGCAGCTAAGGCGGACATTGACCATCTTGAGAAACAGATGGCAATGCTTGGATTGACGCTACTTGCCGGCAACAAACCAGTACAGCAAACAGCTACTGAAGCATTGCTCGACTCAGTCAAGGAAGAGTCGGACTTGGCAACCGCTGCCAGATCGCTACAGGACGCGCTAGAACTGGCTTTGCAGTGCACGGCAGCCTATGAGGGCATCGAGTCCGGCAGCGTGGCTCTTGGCTCAACTATGACCGATTTGACGCTATCGCCTGAAGAGATGCGAGTGTGGATTGACAGCGCAGACAAGGTGTTCTCGAAGAACACGATCTACGAGGTATTCAAGCAAGCCGGTAAGTTGCCTGATGGCTTCAACGCAGATCAGGAACGGATTGCTATTGAAGCGGATGCCTCAACGATGGGCGATCAGCTACTCGCAGCTTTCGACCAGGGTAAGCCGATAGCGTAGAAAAGTTATCAACCTGACGTGACGTAACCTTCAACTCATAACCCACGAAGCGGGATGCTTCGTAATCACTCATCCGGGAGGGATGATTCCAAATGCCAATAGAACAGATATTTGATACTCGCGATGATGCGCCAGAGTTTCTCAGAGGATCTTTGCTCGAGACCGAAGACGGGAAGTTCAAGTTTCAGGCAGAGCTACCACAAGAGGTCGGCGGACTAAAGAAGGCACTCGACGCAGAGCGCAAAGCACGCGCCGAATTCGAAGGCAAGCTGAAGCAGTATGACGGCGTAGACGTTGAAAAGTACCAGTCGATACTCAAGCAGCAGGAAGAGGCCAAGGCGCAGCAGGCGCGATCTGCCGGAGACTGGGAGACGCGAGAGACACAGCTAAAAGCGCAGCTCGAAGCGGATCTACGCAAACGAGAGGCGCACTACACGTCAGAGCTAACTGGACGTGACGCGAAGATTACGTTGATGCAGTCAGCCCTTGAGAAGTCGCTGATCGAAGCGCAGGCAACATCCGCGATCTCGGCGGCCAAGGGAACACCAGAGTTGCTGCTGCCTCACGTAATGCAGCGAGTCAGGATTGTTGAGGAGGACGGCGATTATCAGGTGCGAGTGATCGATCAGAACGGTCAGCCGCGCATCGCCGACATAAAAGGCACTCCATTCACGATCAAGCATTTGATCGAAGAGATGAAGGCCGATGCGATTTATGGACGGGCTTTTGAGGCGTCCGGAGCGGGAGGCTCTGGTGCGTATAACAGTAACAAAGCGGGCGGCAACGCCAAGACAATGAGCCGTGGAGCTTTTGACGCACTCTCACCAGAAACCAAAATGGAGTTCATCAAAGCAAAGGGGCAAATTTCAGATCAGTAGGATCGAAGGAGATCAATGGCTAACACCCTTTCCTCAGTTCTGCCGGTGATCTACGAGGCGGCGGATGTCGTTTCGCGAGAGTTGACCGGTTTCATTCCAGCATCGTTTCGTAACTCGACCGCAGAGCGTGCGGCGAAGGATCAGACAGTCACTTACCCGATCGTCCCGACGATGGCTGCGGCGGATATTGCGCCTGGTGCCACGTCTTCGACTGGTACGGATATGACCGTGGGGTCAGGCTCGATGACCATCTCAAAGAGCCGCAAGGTCAGTTTCAATTGGACTGGTGAGGAGCAGACGGCACTCAGCAATGGCGATCGTCCGCAGCTTACCAACATCCTTCGTGATCAGTTCGCTCAGGCGATGCGCACGTTGTGCAACGAGATCGAGGCCGATCTGTGGGCGGCTGCTTACAAGGGATCGTCGCGCGCTTATGGTACGGCTGCTACTGCGCCGTTCGGCACTGCTGGCGACCTTAGCGACTTTGCCGGAGTTCGGCAGATCCTCGACGACAACGGCGCGCCACAGACGGATCTTCACCTTGTGCTTGGGTCGGCTGCTATGGCCAACCTTCGCGGGAAACAGTCGGTGCTCTTCAAGGTCAACGAGGCGGGCACGTCGGACTTCCTGCGACGTGGTGTTATCGGTGACGTAATGGGGCTGATGCTGCATAACAGCTACCCTGTCACCGTCCACACCAAGGGCGGCGGTTCCGCCTACGCGCTCAACCTTGTGGCTGGGTATCCTGTGGGTTCGACTACTTTTGCCGTCGATACCGGATCAGGCACTATCCTTGCGGGCGACATCCTGACCAACTCGCAGAGTGGTCGCGATGCCAACAAGTACGTCGTCAATACTGCGCTTGCTGGTGGCTCACTGTCGATCGGCGCGCCGGGTAACCGTGTGGCGTGGGTCGATAACGATACGGTGGCGGTCGGCAACAGCTACACTCCGAACGTCGCGTTCCACCGTAACGCGCTGCACCTGATTACGCGCTCACCTGCTATGCCGGCGGGCGGTGACAGTGCGGTTGACGTTACTGAGGTCGTCGATCCGACGAGCGGCTTGGCCTTCCAGGTTGCGCTCTACCGTCAGTATCGCCAGATCTCTTACGAGGTCGGTATGGCGTGGGGCGTCAAGGCTGTCAAGCCTGCTCACATCGCTACTCTGATCGGATAGTGATTACGCACGGTGGCGGGTCATCGGTAACGGCTCGCCACTGTGCGGTAAATCTTGAAGGGGTGCTAACCCATAGGCAAGCGGCCAAAAATGCAGCACAGGGCAAGCCACGCATCGAGAATAAGCACGAGGATCAGCAAATGAAGTCGGAAAGTACGGTAGCAATGTATCGGGAAGACCTGGGGGCAAATGGTGGGCCGACAACGGCAGACGTCCACGTCAACGAGGTCGAGATGATGCAGTCATTCGGATGGCGCATCGCTGACGCCAAAGACACGGCACCATTCCCGAAAGAGGAGGAGTCCGAGATGGGATATAGCAAACCAAAGCCAAAACCGAAGAAGTAACGCACACGTAACGGGATGTGATCTGATATGGCAATCGACGCAAACAGCCTGATAACCACGATCGGCGATTCAACCAGCAACTCATATGTGACGCTGGAGGAGTTCGCCGATTATCGCGATTTGAACAGAATCAACGCTGATGCTTTTGACGGCGCGACGGCTGATAACAAGGTACGCGCGCTGATTATGGCTGCGCGTCGGCTGAGTAGGCTTAACTGGCGAGGCGGCAAGGTCAGCGGCAATCAGGCTCTGTCGTGGCCACGTCTCGAGGTGCCGGTACGAGACTCGAGCCTTGATGGTATATCGCTTTACGGCACGATGTCTGAGAGTCGCTACACTGGCGGATTCTATGGTGACTATTACGAAAGCACTATTATCCCCGAGATCATCAAGAATGCGCAGTGTGAGCTTGCCATAGCGTACCTCGAAGGATTCGAGCAAAGCGAAGGACAACAGATCAAGTCGTTCTCAGCCGACGGTGTACGCATCGATTACGCGACCAGTTCGAAGGGGGGCGCGCTACCTGCGACGGTACAGCAGATGATCAGCGGCTTGTTGACGGGCGAAAGGTTGGTGAGAGGGTGAACAACCTGCTATCGGCCAAAGCTCTCAACACGCTTCGTCAATCGCTATACGGCGGATCCGCGTCATTGACTTTCTACAAGATGACTCCGGCAGATGGTGAGGTCGAGATTCACACGACTACATCAGGCTGGCACATCCAACGCGATAACAGCGATATCGATAGAACGGGACTGGTCAACATTTGGATGTCATCAGAGAGCGTACCGTGGAAGCTTGATAGCAAGTTGCATACTGGCAGCAAGATCAAGGTAAGCACGAACGGCAGAACGCAGTCGTACCGCATATCATCGATACGTCCAATGCAGCAACTAGGCAGCGGTTGGTATCTCAAATGCGACCCAATCGAGAACAGCACGGAGCCTGACAATGGCTAATAACCTTCTCACGATAGACGTAAAGGTGATGCCCGACGTTGTGCCGGGAGTGACCGATCAGGCAAGCAGAATTATCAATCAGGTCGGCAACGGTATAGTCGCCGAGATGAAGCGAATAATGGCACTGCCGAAGACTGGGCGCACCTATCGCAAAAAAGGCGGAGTGCTTCACGTGGCATCGGCTCCGGGCCAGCCTCCGGCAATGGACACCGGCAATCTAACAAACTCGATCAATATGCAGATGATTAGCCCACTTCAGGGTAGGGTAAGTATCAATGCAGAATACGCGGCATATCTCGAGTATGGCACCGTGCGAATGGCGGCTCGTCCGTACCTGCAGCCAGCGATTGATCAGACGCGTCAGGACTTTCTCGCTGCTGGCATACTGAGGTCTGCTCGATGACGTATACCGAATCAAACGTGAGATCAGCTATTGAGAGCCTGATACAGACAGCAGCCCCGAACGCCGTAGTCTTCCCTTGGTGGGTGCTTGGATATCAGCGCGACGTGTGGCCGGGACTGCTTCGAAGCGATGCCGACGGCGGCAAGGTTCACGGATACGTGATCACGCGATCGATGAGTGACGGCACAGAAACCGGAATGCGATGTGTGCGTCGTTACTGGTCATACGAGATCTGGGGATTCCACTACTACGCGACCGGCAACAAAACATCGAATACTGATCTGACCTTTAACGCGGAGTTGGACGCGATTACCACGGCTTTTGACGACGTATCAACGCTGGCTGCATCACTGCAGCGCAGGCAACCGCCTAAGTGGAATGTGGATCTTGGCGTATATGGCGGCGAACTGCTTCATTTCGCTGTCGGGACAATAACGATTGAGGCCTGTTAAGGAGACAGACAATGGCAACATTTTTGACAAACGACGTCGCCCTATACGTCAGCAAAACTAGGGAAAGCGCGTACAACACGGATGAGACGACCGGCACGAACTACTTGAAGGTGCGAACGCAGCAGCCCGGATATGTGTTACCGCAGGTCGAGTTCATCAACGATGCGGGAGTGCCAGGTAACGGTCACGAGTTCGCGACCGAATGGTGCGCTACGTATATCGCGCATCCGGCGATCACGTTTACCGACGACATCAACTTTGGTGTGGCTGGTCGGCTGGCCTTGCGCGCGCTCGGTGGCGCAGTGACGACCGCTCAGCTTGGGTCTACGACGGCATACAAGCATTCGTGTTCGATGCTGCCTATTGCCAGTGGTCGCCAGCTTCCATCGACGACTATTGCGGCGTTACTTGGCGGTGCAAGCTTCAGGATGGCGGGAATGGTTGTCGATCGTTACCGCATTTCGCAGAACAGAGCCGATCGTCCGCAGTATTCGTGCGATATGGTAGGGTCTGGTGACTTCACCACGCCGCACGGACTGACCAGCTTGCCATCTACGGTAGACACGGCTGCGTGCCTGAACGGCAACTCAACGTCGGTATACTGGACGGATGCTGATGGTACTACGACGTTCTCTGGTGCAACGTGTACGCTTCGTTCGTGGTTTGTCGAAGTGGCAAACAGTCTCAGGCTGAATGACCGATGTCCGGGAGACTCGACCAAAACTCTCACGTACGATTCGACGACGACTAACCCGGCATTTGCTGGCAAGCTGCTTCGCGGATCACGCGCGGTGACGGCTCAGATCGTGATATTGCTTGACTCGACTATCGTACCGTGGGAACGCTTCGTTACTGGTCAGGAGTTGACCGACGTTACTTTCAAGGCGCAGTCGGGCACGGAAGCCGGAACCGGACACAAGTTCACGGTCAACTACATCATCCCGAAGGCGCGCATCACGTCAGTAGAGCCGACCGACAATGACGGCGACGCGGCACTTACTATCAACCTGGTTGGGATGTATGACTCAACGTCGGGCGGTGCGCTCAATTGCGAAGTGATCAATGCGGAGACTAGCGCGTATGTCTAAATACAAGCGTGATTTTACTGACGGTGTGACGATCGAAGAGGCTCCAACCGTGGAGTCCTTCGACTTCACCGTTGATGAGTCTGTGATGCCAGCACGTACACGTCTGGCATACTACAGGCTGCGACGTGCGGCATTGACTCGCAATGATCCGTCGGCCTTCCCTGAAGGCAAAACGATGACGCTCGACGAGGTTGAGTCGTTGCTTGGCTTCGAACTTGGGGATGCCGAAGGGCCGCGTCAATGTTGCGTATAATCAAGTTTATTCGAGTACTGTGGTCATTCTTCGTGTACGGCGATGTGAAGCTGAACGTCTACAACGCAAGGCTTACACGATGCGAAGGATGCCCACAGATTCGAGTCACAAAGCGTGGTCTGTTTTGCGACGCTTGCGGATGTCCGGAAACGTCACTGTCAGATCTTCGAACAAAAGCACGGATGAGGCTTTCAGCCTGTCCAAAGGAACAATGGTAAGAGGAACAATTATGACTGAGAGTAATCTTTACCCATTCGACGCTGCCGAAGTTGCAGTGTCATTTAATGCGCGACCGGGAGCGGACAATCCGGTGATCGTATCGCACAAGCTACGCAAGCCAACGCTGATGGAGCTGGTAGCACGCGATCGAGACGTCAATCTTGAGATCGTTGAGATATCGCCACGAGAAGAGCAGATCGTCACCGACGATGAAGCAGCTAATGCACGCCTTTGGGACAAGCTGATACTCAGCGTCAAGGGCTATGCCGGTAATGCTCAGTGGGCTGAGATTCCCGACGGTGACAAGGCCGGAGTACGCACGGGACACAAGACGACCGCAATCAAGGCCATGTATATTGGCGATTGCAGCATCGTCGGAGATGTCGATTCAGAGGTCAGCCTGACGTCTGATACCTGGGTGATACGACAGTCGATTGGCGATGTGGACAATCCGCAGTTCGTGATCGATCACACGTTGCGAGAGCCTACGGAATCGGAGCGCATTCAGTTCAAGCGATCTGCTAGCAAAGTGTCGTTTATTCGCGGCGGCAAGAAAACGCGTACGCGCATCGGTCAGGATCTGACAGCCTTCGTGAAGATGTACGACTTGCTGGTAGAGGGCATCATTGGCGGGTCAGTCAATGGCACAGAGTACACGTCATCGAACCGTCAGGCGTTTCTTGCGGCCATTGATCCGACTTGGAAGCGGCTGATCGTGCAAACGCTGATGAACGCAATTGAGGCGGCATTGCTGGACTGAGTAACGCTCTGGAGGCTTACTTTGATCGACAGATCCAAGCGTCAAAGCGAGTTGGTACGCAGCCCTGCCCGGGTGAAGAGGTCTGTCAGGTCATCGGCCCATTGGCACAACATCCTAACGAGCCAGTGGAAGCGGTCTGCGGAGCTTGCGCCAAGCGTGAGACGAAGCCGGGAATGCAGCCGCGAAACATCGCGGACGCGATCGGCGAGGCGTTGCAGTTAGACGAGCTACACGCACTCGGGGCCACGTTCCCGTATCCGGCAAGCCTGACCACGTACCAGTGGACTTGCTTACGAGCGTTGGAACGAGCCAGACAGAAAGAGCGTGATCGAGTACAGGTGCAGCAAACGCAGCACGCTGAAACAGAGCGAATGAAGGCAAGACTCGGAAGGGGGTAAGATGGCAGGAACTCTTGAGCTAAACTTGGTCATCAACACATCGCAGATCGACGGCGCGGCCAACGATGCTGCTCGTAAGATCAAGAGTGCTCTTGATAGTACTGCCGTCAATGCTCAGGCGTCAGGACGTCGCATTGGTGATGCGCTATCGTCGAGCTTCACCGATGCGGCACGGCGCATATCGTCAACGCTATCAGATGTCGGGACTAAGCTGTCAGTGGGATTGACCGTACCGCTTGCAGGGCTGGCGGCAGCGTCAATCAAGGCGGCGGCAGATGTAGACAAGACGCGACAGACTCTTGTTGCGCTGACTGGGAGCGTAGACGCTGCAAATGCCAAGCTGTCAGAGCTGCGAAAGCTGGCGGCAACTTCACCTGGTGTTACCACGTCGTTTGCCTCGTCACTATTCGGCCAGTTCAAGGCACTCGGTACGGTGGCGGATGAGTCGATCAATCGGATCATCAAGAGCATTGGTCGCCTCAATGCGGTGTTCACGCTACCAGATCCGAATCAGTTTGCGCGAAACTTGCAGCAGATATTCACGCAGGGATTTGAGCGTGCCGATATCAAAGAAGCAATCGGTCAGGTGCCGATCTTCGAGCAGCTGCTTCAGCAGGCATTCGGCACGAAAGATCCGGCCAAGCTTCGCCAACTCAAGGATGCTGGCAAGCTTACCATCTCAACCTTCCTCGATGGCATATCAAACGCTGTCGATACTGACCAGCGATTCGCCAACGTGCAAGAGTCGATAGCATCGAAGTTCGCGAAGACCAAGGATCAGATACTTGTGGCACTTGCCCCACTGGGTGAAAGCATACTGCGAACACTTACGCCAGCGTTAGAGCGAATCATACCAAAGATCATCGAGCTTCTTGACGCATTTGCGAAGCTCCCAACGGGAGTGCAAGAGGCTATTGTCATTTTTGGATTGCTGAATATCGCGCTCGGCCCAGTATTGAAAGGCTTTGCTTCGCTGTTGTCATTGGTTACGTCGATCTCAGGCGCTGTGGCTGGAGCTGGTGGTATAACCGCAGCCATCGCGGGGCTGAATCCCGTGGTGCTCGCGATAGGTGGCATACTAACAGCCGGCGCGATTGGATGGTACGCGTATCGGAAAGCGGTACAGGACGGCACGGACGCCATAGATCAGGCACTCGCGAAGGTAGAAAGAAGTCAGGGAATCTTCACCGATCTTCAAGGCAACAAGGTCAACAGACTCGGTGGCAAGGTGCTTACACCTGAACAGCAAGCAGCGTTGTCAGGATTGCAGTCAGGCGGCGGGGGGTTGGTCAGTGGTCAGACGGTGAGCTTGAATGCAGCCACGGGCAAACCTGACGCTTCTGCGCCTATCGTGGGAGCGTTAGCAGCAACTGCGACCGGATCAAGCGCGGCTCTCAACAATGCCAGAAAGCTGAAAGACGCCTTGGTATCGTTGGAGCGTGAACGAGTCGAGCAGACCAACCGAATACTGAAAGCCGAAGGTGACGCGCGCTCATCCGCCCTTACACGTCAGTTTGACGCGGGGCTGATATCCTATCGCGAGTACAATGACGCAAGATTCAAGATTCAGGAAGAGAGCATCAAGCGTGAGATTGCGCTATCGCAGACCGAAGCGGCGCAACTTGAGACAGCGAGAAGCACGGCCAAAGGCGCGGAGAAGATCAAGATCGAAGAGCAGCTTCTCAAGCTATACGCTGATCAGAAGATCAAGATTATCGACCTGACCAGCGCGCTCGAAGAGAACTTTGACGAGTACAAGAAGCGCAATGCATTGCCGAATCTGGATCTTCAGAGACAGACGCAGGAGCAGGTAGTATCAGTAGTCGAAGATCCGCGAGTTGTAGCGGCGCGTAAGAAGATGCAAGCCGAGAAGGACGCTATCATCGCGCAAGATATCACGCTCATAGATATTCGCCGTCAGCAGCTCGAAGTGGAGAACGCTATCGAGCTTGGCGTTATCAGTCAGGCTGATGGACGACAAGCTATCAATGCGCTGTTACGCGAAGAGCGAGACCTGAGAACGGCGGCACTTGAGGCAGAAAAGCTGACCGAAGGCATATCGGCAAAGCGTGTAGCAGAGATCAACGCCGAGATTGCGTCGATCCGTAACCTGGGCGTCGAGCTTACTGCTACCCAGCGTTTTATGCGTGGCTTTAACTCGGCGATTGAGACCACTGGCGACGCCTTCGAGCGACTCGGTCAGGGCATCAGTCAGTCATTCGGCAAGGTCGGCGGATTGCTGTCAAACCTCAAGAACGCATTTAAGCAATTCTTTAACGATCTTCTCGGACTCGGCATTCAGCGAATATTCCAGCAGCTGTTCGGCGGCATAACAGCGGCGATCGGTGGCGGTGCGTCAGGTGGTCGAGCTGGTGGCGGCGGCATTGCTGGCGGCATCGGTGGAGCTATCACGAACATTGCCGGCGGTGGTAGGTCTGGTGGCGGTGGTGGCTTGCTGGGTAACATCTTCGGCGGCGGCGGTGGTGGTGGATTCATCACTCCGGGGTTCGGTGGCGGGTTTGGTGGAATCGGCGGTGGTAGCATCGGCGGATTGCCAGTCGTCAACACATCAGGTATCGGGGCTTTAGGTCAAGCGGGCATACTTGGCGGAGCATCAGGCGCGGCAGGTGGACTTGCCGGATTGAGCGGACTGTTCAAGGGCATAGGCTTTGGACTCAAGCCGGGGTCAGGTACAGGCGCACTCGCCGCAGCTGCGCCATTACTCGGGCTATCGCTTGGCGCGAGTGCTGGCGGCCAGTCGTCTCTTGGCAAGATCATTGGTGGAGCAGGTGGCGCGCTTCTCGGTATCGGACTGACAGCGGCTCCTGCGGCATTGCTTGCCGGTGGCTCACTGGCGGCACTTGGTAGTCTGGCTGCACTGTTCAGCAATCCGATTACCGCTGGCGTTGGTGCGGCATTGCTTGTTGGCGCGGTTCTGCTAGGTCGAAGTAAGCAGCGAAAATCAGACGAAGAGCAAGCTGGTATATGGCTTCAGGATGCGGTCAACCAGATTGCTGATCTCAAGTCGCAAGCATCGCAAGGCCAGGTAACGGTCGATCAGGCGCGCGCGATCTTCGAGGGGCAGATACTGACATCGTTTACTTCGCAGATCAGTACACTGAAAACCAAGAGCGTCAGAGACTCGCGACTGACGAATCAGGTACGCGACCTTCGTAACCTCTTCGAGACGACTGTCATACCAGCGGCTCAGGGCGCGGCAAAGCGGACGACTGCATCGCGCGACATCATCCCTGAATTTGCCACAGGTGGAATCGTGATGGGTCGTGATCGTGGCTACGACTCGGTGCTTGCAATGGTGCGACCTGGTGAGATGGTTCTTACTCGCCAGCATCAGGACGCAATTGCTCAGATCGCAGGGCCGAACGTCTTTTCGCGGGTCGGAGTACCTGACGCGCCTCAATCGACGGTCAATGGTATGCCAGCATTTGCGGCAGGGGGCGTTGTCCCGATGCGTGGCGGCAATCCTGATCAGCCACTCGAAGTCAATCTCGTTGTAGACCTTCGAATGGGCACGAGTGCCGCTACTCAGATCTTTGCGGCTGGTGGGTCAACCAATGCTGGTCGGCGAGTAGTTGTCGGCAACGTGCGCAGGGCGCGCATCGATGGAGACTTGTAATGTCACGTGGTGGAATTGAGGACGATTACAATATTCTGGTGGGACTGCCTGACGAGTTCCCGAATACCATACTTGCGGCCCAGATCCTTAAGCCTGAGCGACCGGATACACCGACAAGGAATGTGTATTACGCTACTCAGTCAATTACGCACCTGACCAGGTCATACGAAAACAGGCTCAAGCGTGCTACGCCAATATCGGCAAAGCTTGACGACGGCCTGTCATCCGTCACAATCACAATTATCAACGCAGACCTCGATCAGCGATCGGAGGTCTACCCGTATCCAGACCGTTACATCGGATCATTCCTGACGCTGTATCACATCCTTGAAGCTGAAGATCAGGGCGGATACCTGACAATCTTTGAGGGAATATGCGTCGCTATTCGATACTCGGAGATGTCGATTGATCTTGATTTTGTGGCGGAGACGAATCGATCAAAGAATCTCACGCTGCGAACTGTTGGGCACAAATGCCCGTGGGAGTTCAAGGGCACGGAATGCGGATATAGCGGCGCAGAGACGGTCTGCAACAAGCTCTACACTGATGCTGGCGGATGCTCCGGCCGAAGTAATCAGCATCGATTTGGGGGCTTTCCGGGGCGGCCTGACGTAGCAGCGATTGGCAAGTACTCGGGGCTGGGCGCGTCACCGTCTTACCAGTTGTTGCAGTCCGGAGACAGCATCGTTACGCAGCGAGTGACAACGTCGTTCGACGACACATTCAGCATTGCCGATGACTCCGCCAACAATCGCACGGTAGTTAGCTCGATTACGCCTGACTGGGTCAACGTGCGCGCGCCAAAGTACAAGGCTGCGGCGAGTCTGACCACGACGACAGGTACGATAGCGTCAGGGTCGTCTTCGCTTGTTGTCGCAAATGCAAGCGGATGGGAAGTCGGTCACGGTGTGCGCGTGATTGGTGCGGGTACTGTAGCAGGTACGTCAACGCTTAACGGCGCGATCAATTCGAGCGTTACGACGATCACGCTTGCCAGCACCGCCAACTTTGACGAATACGGAATGGCTAGGATAGGCAGTGAGATTGTCTACTACTACGGCAAGACAGGCACTCAGCTTCAGAACGTGAGCAGAGCATACGAGGGGACATCAGCCGCAAGCCATTCGAATGGCGCGACCGTCACACCTTATGAGGATCTGGTTACGACGGTCACGGCGATCAGCGGCACGACATTGACGCTTGCGGCGGCGGCTGGCACAACGGCGACAGGACGCACGGTTTACCACGATGATACCTACGCCATAGGGGAAGCACTAAACGACGCTCTGACGGGCAGCAGGCCGCTTTATTTGGGGTCTGGCTCGTATTACTCAGGGCCGATTACCATTGATGGCGAAGATCCGGTGACGATTCTTGGCGACGGGCCGGGACGATCAACTATCTACTCGATCCATCCTACTCCGGCAATCATCGTAGACACCGCGACAGGAGCAAGCGGCACGATCCTTTTTCAGGATCTCGGCTTTTACGGTGCTGGCGGTGGAGCTGTCAATCACGGTCTGCGATTTCGCGATACCGGCGCGAATGGTATCTACGGTGTGACGCTGCGTAATCTGAAGTTTGAGAACTTTGGCGGAAGTGGCGTAAAGATGGAGTCTGGCACCTATGCCACGTCTACGATACTGATAGAGTCGGTTGACGTCGATCAGTCAGTGTATGCGCTTGGCGACGCCTTCGATCTTTGGGGCGCGAAAGATCTAACGCTTCTCCGATGCCAGGTGCGATTCGTACCTGATGGCAAGTCGGGGTATCGAGTGCGATCCGGATCGCCTGTATTCATTGGGTGCACCGGCATATCAAGCGGCACTGATACGCGATGGGCCACGCTTGGCAACAACGTCACCGATGATGGCGTTGCCAGCTATGTCAAAGCATCGCTCATCGGATGCAACGTCGCTGAGTTCTCCGGAATTGGCGTACACTGCAAGTCGGAGTCGGTCGCGAGCTTCTACTCGACGACGATATCCCCGTCTACTACGGGCACGTTGACAGCGTTAAAGTTTGATTACGTCACCGCTGATCAGGCTGGCATCTTCGACGCTCAGAGCACTGTGGACACTGGTGGTCGCACGTTCACCAATAGTCAGCCGATACACTCGTACAATGCGCCCTTCGTTCAGGTCGGTCATCGCGAGTTTACCCAGTATTACGACACGAACGTGAGCACGGCTGTCAGCTTCCCGGCGATCCGTACTACATCGATCGGATCAGGTGCGACGATTCAGCAAGCGACTACGCTTGCCGGATATAGCAGGGTCAGCGGTCACACCCTGTACGACGAGCAATCGACACCAGGCACTCCGCCAAGTAACACCGGGTACCTTTACGCAAAGGACATTGACGGAGTAACGGGGTTATACTGGAAGGCTGATGGAGTCGCAGATCGTCGGATTGACACTCAGACATCGTCAGGCTCGGCGTCAGGCGATAGAGCCTATGCGTGGTTTATCAGTTAGGAGTTCTTCAATATGCTTCTCGCTCTCGATTCTACTACTCGAAAACTTCAAGCCAAGATGGCGTCAACCGCGACGACTACTAATTGTTCGGTGACGTGCACGTATGCCGATAGTGCGACAAGTACATTTACTGAGGGCATCTATCCGTCTGTGCTAAACGGAACGACGCTGGTAGACATCCTGCCGGCTCCTGCTGCGTCAACTCGGCGAGTCGTGAAGTCAATCAACGTGTTCAACAACGATACTGTCACGCATACGGTCACGATATACCTCAACGACAATTCGACCAGCTACGCTATCAAGAAAATCACTTTGGCAACAGGTGCGAGCTGGGCGAGTGATGATGTAAGCGTTGACGTTGCAATACCAGAAGGCGACAAGGGTGATATCACTGTCAGTAGTGGTGGGACTGTTTGGACGATTGATGCTGGCGCAGTTAGTACGAGCAAACTTGGCGGCGATATTACTACAGCCGGCAAGGCCTTGCTCGATGACGCATCATCGTCAGATCAGCGAACGACGTTGGGGTTAGGGTCTATTGCCACTCAAAATTCAAGCAGTGTTACGATCACAGGCGGATCAGTTACTGGTATCACAGATCTCGCAGTGGCTGATGGTGGCACGGGCGCATCGACTGCAAGCGATGCCAGAACAAACTTGGGACTCGGCACTATCGCAACTCAGAGTTCAAGTAATGTCAGTATCACCGGCGGATCGATTGCCGGTATTACGGATCTTGCCGTGGCCGACGGTGGGACGGGATCGTCTACAGCTAGTGGTGCGCGAACTAATCTGGGACTCGGCACTATCGCCACTCAGGATGCAAGCAATGTCACTGTTACTGGTGGATCAATTACGGGCATTACGGATCTTGCCGTGGCCGACGGGGGCACGGGTGCATCTACAGCAGCTGATGCGCGTGCGAATCTAAGCGCAGCGGCATCAGGCGCAAACACGGACATCACTAGCGTGTACCTGAATCAATCAGGACTTAAGATCAAAGATAGCAACGGCTCACACGGATTGATCATTTCTCCGATTTCAGACTTGCTTGCTGATCGAACGCTGTCAATAATCACCGGCGACTCAGATCGAACACTCACGATATCAGGCAATGCTACGGTCTCAGGTGTGAATACTGGCGATCAAAGCGTTTTTACTACGATAGCGGTTGAAGGTCAGTCAAATATCGTGGCTGATACTACGTCTGATACACTGACTATTGCAGCTGGTAGTAACATTACAATTACGACAAACGCGACATCGGATACGCTCACTATTGCTTCGACAGCCGCAGGCGTCACAAATGGCGATAAGGGCGACATTGTGGTGTCGGGTAGCGGTGATGTTTGGACGATTGATTCTGGCGTAGTGTCGAACGCAAAACTTGCACTAATGGGTCAAGGTAGCATCAAAGCTCGATCTGCCGGCAATCCGGGAGATATGGGAGTACCTCAAGACTTAACAGTGACTCAGGTGCTTGATCTTACAAGTGGAACTAATGCATCGGTTCAGGGAACTGTTCTCTATCGAGGTGCGTCAACGTGGGACGCATTAGCTCCGGGTGTGTCTGGTCAGTTATTGCAGACTCAAGGAGTAAGTGCAAATCCAATATGGACAACGGTATCGAGAAGTGGTCAGAACAGGCTGATTAATGGCGACTTTGCAGTATCTCAACGAACGAAGCCGGGAGCCACAGTCGAATACACATCTACTACTCCATTCAAAAATCTTGGAGGCAGTTACACTCACGATCGATGGTTTGTGATGAGCAGTGTCGCTACCACGGCTTTGCTATCAACCAATATTCGAGTTGCACAGGGTACGCCTAACATAGCAGGAACTACTAATGCGCCAAGCGGCACTTCGTGCATTTTGCAAGGCACAGGTACTCCTGTGAGCAAGTTTGGCATTGCTCAAATAATGGAAACTAGCTTAATGCCTCAACTTGCAGGCAAAACCGTCACGCTGTCATTTCAAGCAAAAGCTAGCGCAATAAGCCAAGTTCAAAATATTTGCGCAGCCGTTATCAATGT